TAATAAAAAGGTCTAGGTGATATAGATGGCTGGAAATATTGACATTAATTTAGGTGGTGTAGTTGATGGGCTATTTAAAGGTTTAGATAGCCTATTCACATCAGATGAAGAGAAGTCTAAAGCCAGACTAGCTATGCAGGTTGAGCTACAGAAACCACACATCTTGCAGGCAATGGCAAACATCCACGGTGCTCAGCATCCAAATTGGTTCGTTGCAGGTTGGAGGCCATTCATTGGGTGGTTGTCTGGTTCATGTCTTGCTTACCACTGGTTACTAAAAGACTTTATTGTTATCGGTTTAATTCTCGGTTCCGATGAGCCTGAGAAGATTATACCATTACTTCCGACTATTGATTCTGGTGAGATCTCAGGTCTAATCCTAGCATTACTTGGTTTAGGTGGTCTTAGAACATACGAGAAGCTAACTGGTAAAGCCAGAGGTTAGACCTCTACTACAAGGTATTTTAAAGAACATTATATGTCAAAATACAAATGTCCGAAAACAGGTAACTTCTTAACTCAAGCATTATTCTTCGAGCTAAAGAATGACCATGAAAGAGCTTTATATACTCTTAAAGAGGAAGACTACACTTTACCAGATGGTAGAGTACTTCCTTCTTTGAAACAGTTATACCTAGAGTGTGGAGATCCTACAGAGTACTCTTTTGCTACAGAATACTTTTACTCTTGGAAACATTGGCAAAGATGCCTTGGTAATAAGTTAGTCATTAAAGAAGTTCGTGATTGGAGAGAAGAGTTAGAGATTAAACTCAGATCAGAAGGGCTTAAAGGGGCTATCAATAATGCCATGGATGGTAACTACCAAGCAAACAAATGGTTAGTAGAGAAAGGTTGGGTAGAGAAGAAAGCTGGTAGACCTACTAATGAACAGGTTGAAGGTGAGCTTAAACAGGCTAGTCGTCTACGTGTAGCTCATGAAGAAGACCTAGAACGTATATCGCAATTCCTTAACTAATGACGACTACTACCCAGGAAATAAGAGAAGCAGCAGAGATGGACTTAAACGTCTTTGCTCGTCTCGTTAACCCAAAGCGTGTGTACGGTGATGTACATACAAAGGCTTTTAAGTTTTTACAGAAAGAGAATACACCAAACAAGTTATTACTTCTTCCTCGTGCACATATGAAAAGCCACTGCGTAGCTGTGTGGTGTGCATGGTTAGTTACATACAGACCAGATATCACAATCCTGTACATCTCGGCTACTAGTACTCTAGCAGAAGAACAGCTCAAGGCTATTAAGGATATCTTCGAGAGTAAAGTATATCGTAAGTATTGGCCTGAGATGATACACCCTGATGAGGGTAAACGTGAGAAGTGGACTACAACTAAGATCAGTGTTGATCATCCTCTAAGGAAAGAGGAAGGTGTTCGTGATCCTACCATTACTACTGCTGGTATCACGACTAACACCACTGGATTGCATGCTGACGTTATTGTCCCAGACGATGTAGTGGTACCAGACAATGCATATACCGAAGAAGGTAGACGTAAAGTGGGAGCCTCCATGTCACAAATGGCTTCCATTCTTAATCCTGGCGGTATTATACGAGCATGTGGTACACGTTACCACCCTGCTGATCAGTACGATGTTTGGAAGAATCAAAAGACATTTGTATTCAATGATGAGGGAGATATCACAGGGGAGGAGCCTATCTGGGATATCATGGAAGAAGTTGTTGAAGAGGACAATCACTTTCTATGGCCCAGGGCTGTTCGTGAAGATGGTAAGGCTTATGGTTTCGATAGGAAAGAGCTTGCTCGTATATCTGCCATGTATTCTGATCGTACTCAGTTTTACGCTCAGTATTATAATGATCCAAATGATCCAGAAAGCCGTAGACTCTCTTATGACAGATTCCAGTATTATGATCAAAGACATCTAAGACAAGAGTATGGTCGCTGGTACTTTAAAGATAAACCTTTGAATGTCTATGCAGGTATTGACTTTGCATTTAGTTTATCTAAGAAAGCCGATTACACAGCTATAGTAGTTGTAGGTGTAGATCCAGATGGCTTCATATATGTACTGGACATAGATAGGTTTAAGTCAGATAAGATAGCAGAATACTTTGATCATGTAGTACAAGCCCATACACGATGGGACTTTAAGAAACTAAGAGCTGAAGTAACTGTAGCCCAGTCTATTATCTGTAATGATCTAAAAGATCGTATTCGTAAAGAAGGATTACGTCTAAGCATAGATGAGCACAGACCAAATAGGCACCAAGGTACTAAAGAGGAACGGATTGCTTCAGTCCTAGAGCCTAGATACGAGAACCAAAGTATCTTACATTTTAAAGGTGGTTACACACCTATGTTGGAGGAAGAACTAGTTATGGCTAGACCTCCACATGATGATATAAAAGATTGCTTGGCTAGTGTAGTGGAGATAGCCATTCCACCAAAAGCTAGACGAGAACGAGAACGTAAGAGTAACGTAGTCTTCCACTCGCGTTTTGGAGGTGTGTCTGTCTAATGAAAGAACGTATCGAAATAGAAAAAGTATGCTCTTTTTGTGGTAAAGTCTTCCGAAGCAGGAGTCATAAGACAAGTAAGAGGTATTGCTCAAGAACCTGTCTCTCTAAGCAAGAATACCTAGATAACATGTTAGACTATACCTGGCGTCTTGGTAAACTGACAGCTATGGCTAGAAACAGAGCAAATACAAAGACTCTACCTTTTGACCTAACAAAAGATTATATGATTGGTTTGTGGGAGGAATCAGATGGATGTTGTTGCCTGACAGGTATTCCTTTTGAGCTAGAAAGGTCTGAGAAAGGGAAGGTAAACCCTTACGCCCCATCTATAGACAGAATAGTACCAGAGAAAGGCTATACAAAAGGTAATGTTCGTTTGATCTGTTACCAATTAAATGTAGCTTTATCGGAGTTTGGTGTAATCCAATTTGAAGATCTGATTAAGCATTATATTTCATATAACGAAAGAGTCTCAATTTAATGTCGAATAAAGTAGCAGAGTTACGTGGTGCAATCGATGGCCACAGAGATGGTAAAGCAGAATATATTGGTGATCTTTGGCACACATGGAATACTCAACGTATGCCATGGATTGAAGAACATAAAGAGCTAAGGAATTACTTATTTGCTACAGACACTACTAAGACTAGTAACAGTGAACTACCATGGAAGAACTCTACTACTCTTCCTAAGCTAGCACAGATCAGAGATAACCTGCATGCTAACTACATAGCTGCACTGTTCCCTAATGATGATTGGGTTAAATGGGAATCGTATAGTATCGAGGAAGGCGAGCAAGTAAAAGCAGAGGCTATTGAAGCCTACATGTCTAACAAGGCTCGACAAAGTAACCTACGTACTACAGTATCTCGATTAGTCTACGATTACATTGACTACGGCAATGCATTCATGGATGTAGAGTTTGTTTCAGAAAGTAAAGTAGATCCTTTAACTGGTGAAACTATTCCAGGCTACATAGGCCCACGTCTAGTACGTATCTCTCCTCTAGATATTGTCATGGACCCTACAGCAGCTAGCTTTAAGAACTCTCCTAAAGTTGTACGTGCTATTAAGACGATTGGTGAGTTACAGACAATGGCAGAGGATGAGCCTGATAATGCTTATCTTAAAAAGGCTATTGATCAGCGCATGCGTATGAAAGAGATGGCTGGCCAGTACACTACGGAGGACTTCCAGAAAGGTCTAGGTTACATGGTAGATGGTTTTGGTAATATCCACGAATACTACCAATCTAACTACGTAGAAATCTTAGAGTTCCACGGAGACTACTACGATCCTATTACTGATGAGCTACACCGTGACATGGTTATCACAGTAGCAGACAGATCAGCAGTCTTACGGGAAGAGAAAGCCCCTGAGTGGTCTAAAGGTAGCAGCATAGAGCACGTAGGATGGAGATTACGACCAGATAACCTATGGGCTATGGGTCCACTAGATAACCTAGTAGGCATGCAGTATCGTATTGATCATCTTGAAAACCTCAAGGCTGACGTATTTGATTTAATTGCATTCCCTCCTTTAAAGATTATTGGAGATGTAGATGAGTTTGATTGGGCACCAGGTGAGGAGATACACATAGATGAAAGCGGTGATGTACAAATGTTGGTCCCAGATACCACTGCTCTCAATGCTGACCTACAGATCCAGCTCCTCGAAGACAGGATGGAAATGTACGCTGGTGCTCCTCGTGAGGCTATGGGTGTTCGTACACCTGGGGAGAAAACAGCCTTCGAAGTGCAATCACTACAGAATGCTTCTGGGAGAATATTCCAAGAGAAAGCAACTAACTTTGAAGTCAACGGTCTAGAGCCTTCTTTGAATAACATGCTTGAGACTGCTAAGCGTAACCTTAACGTAGCAGATGCAGTCCGTGTAATGGATGAAGAGCTAGGTGTAGAGGTTGTAATGTCTATTACTAAAGAAGATATTACTTCTACTGGTAAGTTAAAGCCAATCGGTGCTAGACACTTCGCTGCACAAGCCCAGTTACTTCAGAACCTACAGGGTGTGTTTAGTTCTTCTCTAGGCCAGATGGTTATGCCACATACTTCTTCTAAGCAATTATCTAAGCTAATTGAAGATGTATTAGGTCTACGTCGATTTGATCTGTTCCAAGATAATATTGCTATCTTTGAGCAAGCTGATACACAAAGGCTCCTCAACACAGTCCAAGAG